TTATGTTTGAAATCCATACCCATTACGCCCAGAGAGTCGCCTGCTGGAATAGATATTGCCTTGACAATGTTCACTGTGGTTGTACCATCAGTCATAGTTACTGTAGCTGCTACACTAGAGACTGTAACATTCGCTAAGGTAAGTCCGTGAATAGTGTGAGTAGTGTTGGCAGCTACAGTGTTCGTAACAACTGTGGCTCCTGTACCAATACGATTTGCTGACATAGTGGCACTGAAATGTTTACTTGTTCCGCCGAGAGTTGCCCCAACCTCTACAATAGTACCATCTATTTTCTTTAAGAAGATTAAACCGTCAGCAGTATTTATTGCTAGTTCGCCTAAACTAATATCTCCGGCTAAGGGTTTGACAGATGCTACTCCATTTGTTTTATGTTTTATTACATTTGCCATTTAGAATGTACCACCATCTAAGGGCATGTTAGCATAGTCACTAAGAGTATTAAATGGTTGCGTTCCTGTATGATTAGCTCTATTTAATAAAGTAGCATCCGAACTGTTAGCCGTAGCACCTGCGGCTATTCCATTTAATTTAGTTAATAGAGCATCTGTAAAAGCATTTGTATCTAATTCTGCTTCATATAATGCTTTAATTTCTGCACCAGTTTGATCTGCTGTTGCTCCCGCTTCAATTGCATTTAATTTTGTAAGCAATGCATCAGTAAATGCGTTTGTATTAGCATTATTTTCATAAGCAACTTTTATACTAGCGTCATTAAGATTTTTATTGACTATTGTCCATTCAGTTTCTAAAGTAGCACTTGAAACCTCAGCAATAAGAACATCACCTACTTCAACGGCTGTTGTAAAGAATGTTCCTGCAACTGTTACAGTATACATATCACCCTTTGAGATAGCCACTGGTGACGCAGCATCAAGATTAGGAGTATTAGTAGCCGCATCATAACTTCCCTGATACGCAATAGAAGATACAAGTTTATTATCTACGTATGTTTTAACAGATTGTTGGGTAGGAATTTTAGTCGCGGAATTAGAAACCAAATCAGCTTCATTAACAACAAACCCCATCAAAGCTGTGGAAATATCACTTTCCATTACTGCGCCAGCAGCTGCAACACTTGCTGCATCTGTGACATCAGCTCCAGATGCTATTCCGTTTAATTTGGTTAACAAAGCATCAGTTAAAGCATTTGTATCAAGTTCCCCTTCATAAAGGACTTTAATTTCTGCACCTGTTTGATCCGCTGTTGCTCCTACTTCTATTGCAGCAAGTTTTGTAAATTGAGCATCAGTAAATGCGTTTGCTTCTGCTTGATAGAGCGTTTTAATTTCTGCACCTGTTTGGTCAGCAGTAGCTCCAATTTCAATACCAGCTACTTTATCAAAGAGGTCTTTGCCTCCAATCGCTTCAATAGCATTACCTGAGATGCCTATATAAAGTATCTTGGAACCTAATTTTTCGGAATATGCTAATTCCCCAACCGCCAACGTTGGCGGGCTTGCAGTTACTGCCGAACGTTTAATTTGAATTACATTTGCCATTTACTTCTCCTAAAAATACCCACCATCTAGATTTTGATTTGCTATATCAATAAAATTTTGTCCCCATGATACATCTCCGAGGGCTGCACTTTGTTTAATTAAAACTTCACCTGAATTTCCACCTGATGGCAATCCGGACGGGCCAACATTCCCTTTTTCTCCTTGAATTCCTTCATGAACGGTAATAACTTGTGTACTCCAATTAGACGAAACTAATACCTTAGTATTTATTTGATTCAAAGTAACACCAATTTTTGAAGCTGCTATTGTAACATTAATACTCATATTGTTATTTCAGGAGTGATAGTAACCCTGCCTTCCAATAATCTCGTAACTTTTCCTGTTGTATCGGTCATCTCCACATCATAAATAGCAGAACCTGGTGATAAAGTTTGTGTAACAGAATTAGGTAATGTTAAAGATACTACTCCATTGATAGGATCTATTATATTAACAACAAATGTAGCCATGATAGCAGAACTATAAAAACTCGATTTTATTGATCCGGCAAAAGAATATCCTGTCAAATCAATAGGAGTTCCATCAGAATCAATAGTTAAATCCAAACCATCAAAGGATGAACCTTGTTCAATTATTATATTATGTTTTCCAGCCATAATTTATTCCTTTAAACTTATAAATTATAGAATAATTTTATCAATGCTAGTTTTTGTTCTTGCTTTGTTAATTTTATCTTTCGCAGCCCATAATCTTTGTAATTGTGTCTGCCAATTTTGTCCAAGTTCTATAATCATAGTATCTACATCAATTGAAATCCTCTAACAATTTCCTCTTCTTTTCAATTTTGACATCAGATAAAGTAGGTTTTGGATATGCCGCTGACTCAATTGCTTTAATATTCTTATCAAGAAAATCAAGTTCAGGAGCTATCAATTTTCCGTTCATATCCAATTCATCTGGTGAATTAACTACAACAACATTTGAAGGTGCGGAATTATAGACGAGATGATAAAGTTTTCTATCATGTTCAATAGATGCCATCTGAACCTTTGCGATTTCATTGACGAAAGGAAATGTTTTTCTATTACCCCATATTTTTGCAGGTCTACCATCCTCAGGATCATATACAACCTGATGTTTTTCTACTGTAATCATTTTATTCTCCTTTTATAATTTCATTATAAATGATAATGCACAATAACTTTGTATGGCTGATAGCACTTGCGAAGCAGTATGTGAATGGCTGATACTATTAATATGCCAGTTAGTTGCTGCTGCTGAACTTGTTCCTGCCGCATGATTATGTGATTTAATATCTGTAGTACCACTAAATGTAACTTGATTGTTTCCAGATGATGTGTTCATTGTACTTAGGTCACCAATACGAAGAAAAAAATCACGCATATCTGGAGTTCCTTGTGTGCCATCACATAAACCCCAACCAGTTGGGATACTTAAACTTTCCCACATTCCAATTCCATTTTTTACTAATGAAAAAGCCTGAGCTGCTTTATTCCAACAAGCAAGATATTTTTGTTTTGTAGCCAAAGTTCCTAGCATAGTTATTACATGAGAATGAGAACCAGCTGCGAAAGTTCCATAAGGAATACCTCCTGCCGATAATCCTCCAAATCCAGTATTGCCATGGGAATGATCGCCTACTGTATTTGTTGTACAATTAATTGAAATTGAGGCACTGCCACCAGTTCCTCCTGCGGTGGCATTGGACATTAAAAATCTATTTATAGTATTATCTACATTATTTAAATTTGTCGACAAATCTAGATGTGAAAGAAGCCTTCCGCCATTTGGAATTAAGGAGGTTTGCTGCTGAGCTTTTATTAAAATATAATTTTGATATAAATCAGTTTGAAAACCTGTCCCTGTTATTGTATGAGAATGTCCACCACTTGAAGTTGGTCCTCCTGCATTCGGGGAAGAAGTAATGTTTGACTCTCCATTGAAGCTTGTACCTAAATGATTCCCAATCGTGCTTGAAGTAGTTGAAATAGAGACATTTCCTCCGCCACCAGTGGAAAGAGGGCTATATGTGCTTCCGGCACCAACAATCATTCTATTATCTGCTAAAGTGAAACGAGACCAATTAGCAGGAATTGAAGAACCGGTAAAAGGGACGATGAGTCCTGCGGGAATAAGTATTCCCCCAGAAGACATACGTAATCTTGTTCCTAACATTAGGCCATTCCTAACATTAGGCCATTCCTAAACCAGAAACAAATCCATACCATGTTGTTCCTGCATCAGAAGTATATAAAGTTATAATATCAATGGAAGAGGCGGCGCTAGAAAGAGCAGGAGCCGTTCCCGAAGCCCATTTAACAATAGCTGGCCATGTAATCAAACGGTTACCAGTTGCATCCTGATGTATTTCTAATGTAATAGAACCGCTCTGTCCAGATACTGGCAAATTAGTAAATGTTAAACTTGTATTGGCTACTGCTAAAGTCATTATATGAAGGTGCCCAAGATTAAAATCAATGGATTGCGACGCAATTGTATTACCAATATTATTTACTGCTTCTGCTAAAGCAGTTGCCAAGCCACCTGAATTAGGTATTGCACCTGCTTGACTTGCAGTAACTCCATGTGGATTAGCTGAAGATCCAATGTGTGATTGAATGTTTGCATTAGCAGGTTCAGCACCTGCGTCAGATGGAGTTAAAGTTACTGCGCCAGTTTTACCAGCTACGCTATCCACAGGAACAACAACATTACCTAATTGACTTCCAGGGACATTTCCAGTAGCATCCAGCGTGGAAACACCATTAGCAACACCTTTTTCAGATGTAGGAATCGCGTCTCCTTCTTGAGACCAAATTGCAGCAGATGCTGTTGCATCCACACAAGTAAATATAGTATTTGCCGTAACATTAATCCATACCGATCCAACTTCATAACCAAGAGATGAATCATCAGTTGATGTTGGATCTACCGTCTTATCAAAGGAATTTTGCACACTCCCAGAATTCCAAACAGCGACACCTACAGATGAATCTATACATGTATATACTTTTTTCCCGGTTACATCAATCCAAGTAGAACCAACTGAATATCCTTTAGTGTTATCATCATTGACCGTTGGAGCTACAGTTGCCGTTAAATTGCTAAGTATTTTTATTGTTGATTGAATTCCTGACATATTATGCTACCGTCACGCCTGAAAGTGTAACTCCAATAACATTATTAGTATCAGAAGAAACTTGAAATGTATCTCCATTTGCTAAAATAACTGATAATGAAATTACTTTCGTTTCGTGTGGTTGTAAAAGCATTGATGATAGAATAGCATTTGCTACTCCTAATGTGCCTGCTGATGGAACAATATTCAATGAAATAGATGCCGATGCGGCAGCAGTATTTGTTAATATGATTTCTTTTAAAATTCCACCATTTGTCGAATTAATTGTATAAATTGTTGTTAACGCAGTTGGTATTTGTGCTTGAATAAATCTTTTAATTGTTGATACTTGTGCCATTATATTCTCCTAAATTATTTCAATGCCCAAAATGCAGCATCATCTAATGGGTTGTATAGATTTGAACTAACAGAATCTAATTGCTCCATTACATGAAGCATATTTTGTAAAATTTGTTTTCCCCATTCAGTCTCACCTTCCTGCATAACAAACACAGTTTCTAAATTATCATCAAGAACAGTTCCGTTTGTTTGAGCAGACGGATCTCCTATTGTTCCGTTCGTTCCAATAGGAAACTGAATATATGCGGGTGTTTTATCTACATCAGCAGTAAAAGTGATTGGTGCAGAATAAACACTTGTTCCTATTCCTGTTTCTTTTTCAATAGTTGTATTGAAGCCAGAACCAGCAGCAACACGATTGATTCTGTAACTAATGCCTTTATATTTCAATATATAAGGAAATGTCTTATTATATAAACTCATTGAATACCTCTGTTACTTGTATTTATATAGAAATAAATCTTTCATCATTATCATTAAGTGCTGAAGAATAAAGTCGAAAATTATTAATCAATCCTCCTAATTTATTTCCAATATTCAAAATAGTGGCCATTCCTGTTGCAACCGAGGCAATAGGAGTCGTTGCAACAAGGATTCCATCAATTAATATATCTAATTGGTTTGTCGTTGCATTATATCTTGATGCAATGCGAACTTTATTACGAAGTGGAATTGTTCCCCCGTTAATAATTACTAAACCATTAATTGTTTGTAAAATTCCGTTATCGATGTATAAAGAACGATTTGTTTCTCCTTGAATATCAAGCAAATATTGTGAAGATGTTATTGAATTATGATATAAAATAATATCTGCGATAATAGTATATGATTTTTTTGCTTCCAAAATATTTCCATCAGACCCCAAAGAAAGTGAATCCAGCGATCTTATTCCGTTTGTTCCTAATGATTGAATATAAGAAGTTGCTGATATAATTTACAATATTTGAATAATTATATTGTGGGCCATATGTACTGATTATTTTTCCAATATTTAAATCAAAAAATAATCCAGATATTACAGCTCCATTATTTATTTCCAACCTACCATAATTAGATGTATTTGTTTTCAGAAAAATTGAAAATGTTTTGTATTCAATAGGAATTGATGAATTTCCTGCTCCAACATCAATAATATATTTAAGAGAATGTTGACGATTATCTATACTTGCTATAAAAGTTGTTGCAGAATTACTTAAATCCGGCGCATTTACTCCTATATTAAAATTGTCTAAATTTGTACTTGTTAATGTCGTCCATGAAGAAGATAGAGGATCAAATATTTCGGAATTCGCAATTAAATTAGTAGCTGAATCTTCCATAAATAAATAATTTTTTCCCTTTGGACTTGAAGTAAGTGTAGAAATATATGAAGATGCTGTTACCCCTTCTTCTAATTGTGCACCAAAAATTTGAACATCTTGGATAGAATTTCCCAAATAGGCAGGAGGAACATTAGCTGTTGTTCCATCGGTTAACATTATGTAATAATTAAACGATGTAGAGGTTTGAGGATCAACCACTAACTCATAACGATACCAATCATTTCCAATATTTGTGACTCGAGATGTATTATAAATATTTTTACCTAAATTATTTCCCCCACCATCACTTCTAATAATTGTGTTTGTGTTAGGGTCAATTGTTATTCCTCCGCTTTCATTTCCCTCATCCCATATCAATAGAGAAATAAAGGGAGAATTATTAGTTGTACGAATATATAAAGACGCGGTATAAGATAGTCCTGATGTTAATGAAATATTTGTTTGACGAATATAATGCATTCCGAAACTTGTATCACTTCTAAATTTTACTGCCCTTTTAAATCCATCTGGACTAATCTCAATATTAGAATCTAGTACAATACCAAGCGCATCCCATCCAGTTGTATTTGTAAAAGTGTCTGAATATGCAAGCAAATTTCCTTTTCCGTAATCTTCATGTCGTATTTCATCTACTCCAGCAAAAAGTAATTGATTTGTTTGACTGCGATAAGAACCGTTAGAAGCGCGTGAAAATAAGAAATTATGATTCACCCCGATCTCAATAGCGGCTGATGCTTGCATTGACATATATAATAATGGATATGGGAATGTTATACTTGGAATTATTTTATTAAATTGATCTTTTTGATGTTCATTTATTTCATATACAGTTCGTGAAAAAGGTTTAACATTCTCTATTTGTGTAGTTAAAAACGATGTAGGGTTATCTAGTAATGATGGTTGAAGTACATCAGTTGTAACGGCAAATGATGAAAGAGACATTATATCATTATCTTTGTAAGATGATTGATTTTCTAATATATTATTGATTGAAGAATCTATAACAGAATTAAAAATATTATTTTTATCTGAGAATTCTTCTAAATCATATTGAGTAATAGCAGCACCCCAAAGATGTAAACCACTAACATTATCTCCAATGTTTCCCGGTCCGATAACGTATTGTATGCCAAGATTCAAGGTTGTTATTAACTCGATTTCCATCCAAATACGGAACCAGCCGCTATGTTTTTCTTCAACACCACTATTTTTATATAATGATCCCGCATGATTTATTATTGTACCTTCTAAAACATCATAAATTACTGTAGCCGCTTCATTTGTTGTTGAAATTATTGATATGCTCCCTAATGATTCACCATTATATCGAGCATATATCGAAACGAAATAATTTCCTGCTTGTAAAGTTAACCCAGGATTTCCTGCTTTGCTACTAAATTGTCCAGAACCATAATTATTTGTACCATACACTTCCGTAGCAACAGTCAACATATTCTGATTTAATAAATGTGCATCAAAAGATGGTACCATAATTATTTTTTTAGTTGAATACAAAGAATTTATAAAAGAAATTGAACTAGAATTGTTTATTATAACGTTTTTCGTCACCCAGTTTGATGTATCAAAAGACAAAGAATCCAAAACAATATTATGTGATTGGGGTAGTACAAAAAACGCATAAGCTCTTTTTATATCATCCTCTGTCCAAATTGATGCAATTCCAGGTTTCGGATTACCATATTCCGACAAAGAAAAAGGTGCTAAACTATATGATGTTTCATTAGATGAGGGTGGCGAACCGAAAAAGAATCGATATAAATAAGGTAAGAGTTTTTGTCCAAGAATACTAAACCCTTTTTCAATATTTTGATTTACAAGAAAAGTTGTTGTAGCATTATCTCCATTTGAAAAATGTTTTGTCGTATTAACAATGCTGGCATTTGTTGATGATAAAATTGCAACAAACCTATAATTTCCTGTAACTAAAGAAAATGAGGTAGTTAACTTCGTATTATTTAAATATAAATCAATGCCACCAATTGTAGAAAGAAATGTTATTTTATCACCTACTTTATATGTTCCTTCTGAAACTGATGAAATTAAAGTGTTTCCTTGATAAACCCAAAGCTCATTATTTTGGCGTAATTCAATAGCATAATCAATTTTTGTTTGGTCATAATCTGTTGTTAATGAAGAATCAATTAATCCGATACGTGATAATTGGGAATTTCCTATAATAACAGTAAAAGATTCCTGTGTAGTAGAATCAATTGATTCAGTTGTATAAAATCCACTATTTCCAATACCTACTGTTCCAATTTGCGTACCAGAAACTGAATTGTCACGGTATCCAAAAAGAATTTCAATAAACTTATATGATGGAATATTTCCTTGATTCTTATAAAATGTTTCATATAATTTCATGGCAGGAGAAATAGATAATGCATAAACATTATCTATTTCGGCGGCTTGAATTCCTAACATCATCGCAATTTGTTGTGTAAGTTTTTTTGTTCCTATGCTTCCGAAAATATCAGTTGAATCTACTACAATTTTACCTAATCTCGACGGAATGCGATCAAATTCATTATGCACACCTAACATTTCTGCATAAGCATTCAAAGAATTTAAATCTTCTTCTTCAAGAGGATTAAAACCTTCAACCATTTGTTCGGCTGTTGTCATGAATGTATCAGAAACTGTTGGAATTCCCGATATATATTTGTTATTGCTATCAAAATTTATATTGCCTTCTCTAAAATATTTTCCTTGTGGTAAATATTTTATTAATTCATCATTCTTAAGATCGAGCAATGAAACAAACAGTGGTCTATAAGCAATTTCAATTGCTTTAAATACGACAGGTAAAGATAAATTAACAGGATGATTTATTTTAGTAGAATCATTAGTAATTTGCAATTCCAATGAATTTGTTTGATTAATAGTAAAATCCACACCAGATATTAGATCAACCCATGCAGAATGTCTTGAATCTATATACCTTACTTCAATTGAATTTGGATCCGGAACAATATCAAAAGGAGAGGAATCCAAGGGAATATTATAAACTATATTATCTTTAGTATATGAAGTCAACAAATATTTTGAATCCAATTTTGAACCTGATAACGATAATTTATTTCCTTGAGATACTTCTAATAAAACACGATTTTTCTTTTCATTTCGGGTTCTAATTATGACTGTGTGTCCTTGACGGTAATTATTATCTAAAGGTGTCGTCAAATTAATAATATTATTCTGAAATGATTTTATTATTTTTCTTTCAATTTTAAAAGGAACAGAATCAACAATATTTATTGTTGTAGTAGTATTATTTCCTCCTTTTGGTATAGCCTGAAAAGTTGTCCGTGTTTTCGATGCGAATTGATTGGAAATATAAACAATATCACCTGGAAATATTTTATTAGAAATGCTTGCATCTATCGTTAATGAAGATGATGCTTGGCTTATATCATCAACAAGAAAAGATTGTATTTTGTTTTCATCTGGATAATCCGAGAACAAAGAACCGAGAATATTATCATAGAACCATTTTCCCGAATCAGAAAATGTTGAAGACGGAAAATAACTAGATAATCTAAAATCAGACAACTGTAACTCCTTTATGATTCAAATCAACAGAAATCATTTGAGTAGGAACAACCGTTTTATCAATACCACTTAAAGTTGTATGCGTTATATAATCAATTTCAGAAAATATTCTATGCAAATGAGAAACTAATTGTGAAATTCTAAAATCTTGCCCAAAAGTAAATCTTCCTGTTTTAAAATAATCAAAAACTTCTTGTTGGACAATGTTTTGAAATTCTGAAACATTTACGGTTCCTGGTATTAAATATACAGTTAGATCAATTGGTAACTCTTTTATACTTCCCCAATGAACAAAAACATTATCGGTTTCCACTGATGAGTTAATAAAAGCGGAACTTACATTTGATAATAATGATGAATTTGTAACATCTATTTTCGGAAAGCCAAGAGAATCAGATGTCAAAATATATAAATCAATAATATTAATTTTTGAGGGGTTTTCTAATATTTGCATTTTTTTAGAAAAAACGGTACGTGTTATTGCTTCACCGCCTGAGAAAATGCCTCCCGAAGAACCATTACGAGAAATGAATAATTTATCATATGTCACATTATTATTCACTTGACTATTACGAGCGATATCAAGTACAAGATATCCAAATCCTGTTGTTGATCCCCAAAGCATATCACCAATATTAATATTCAAAGTTGAATCCTGAAATATATAATCTCCGAGAGAATCGGGAGCAGGTAATGACGGTACAGTTAATCCCGTTGATTCACTTTGGTATGTATAATCAATAATTAATGTCATTTGGCCGCGAGGAACAAAATTAACTGCTACACCGTTCCCATCCTTCAATCGTACATCAACTGTAATAGATGGGGTAATTGTAAATATCAAATCTGCCTCTGTAGATGTATACCAATTTCCGGTATAATGATCTACTAGTAATATTTTAGCTCCGGAAACAAAATGGCTAGATAGAACATTATCAAAAATAGCATGCCCGGATGAAACAGAAGAAGAAACAAAATGATTAGCTCCATTTAAATTAGCTCCCCAATGATCCCATTGATATACTCCAGACCATGTAAATGGCCATTGGGAAATTTCATAATTATCAGTTGCAGCAAAATTATTTGATGTTCCTCCTGAAAGGGTGGTGGTTATCTGCGTCTCAGAATCAACAGATACAACAGAACCTTTTGAATTATCAGTAACATTTGTGATACCCATTCCTGGTTTTATTCCATCAGTGAGAAAAGTCGCAGAGGTATCAATTAAAAGTAATGTTCCTGATGATCCATCAGATATACCTGAAATGATAGGAATATCGGCGGTTGTGTATACAATACTATTGTTTGCCCCTGTAGGATCCGGTTGTACATTTGTAATTCGATACCTAGTTGTTGATTCACCTGCATCAATTCGATGTATATAATCAATACCTGGAATTGCCCCATCAAAATTTGTCGCTGTAGAAAATTGATTTATTGACCCATCTATTGCATCTGTTCCTAAAAATGATGCGGAACTGTAAGTACCCGTTGCGTCATGACCTATTTGTGTTCTAACAATACTTTGAACTGATGTTACTCCTGCCACTTGAAGGGCCACTTCTTTGTAATCTGATCCTGTGACTTGACGACGTTGAGCTCTGTTAACTGAAGGAGCATGTTTTCGAATAGAATCTAATGATTCTTGAACAGTTCCTCCAATAAAAGCGGATAATGCTGTAATATGCAGATCAAATGTTTCAAGAGTGTTGCCTTTTAAAGAATTCGATAATACTTTAGTAATGGTAATATCAGAAATATTAGATGAAGAAATATTTCCTTTTATACCATCAGTAATTCGATATAAAATATCTATAATGCCTAGTGGAATAGTAGAACTTATACCATCACCAAATAAAATTTTAAGTCTGTCAACCGAATCGTGAATTGTTGAAAATTTATTTAAATTTGATGGATTAGGAAGATACAAACTTGCATCGAATTCCCATTTAGTTCCGGCAACTTTTACAACAGGAATGGTTGTATCCGCATTATCATGCGATGTTTGATATTCTAGATTAGACAATGAAACGTTTTGGACAAATGTTTCATTGATTGTTCTTCCTTGCTCAGCAATACAAACAAAATTCGTACCATCAAATACGAGATTAAGAAAATTTGTATCCAGGGAATTTTTAATTAATCCGGAATTATAATTAGTTGATGTTAATTCATAAGGAAGAGTTTCTGCTCCCACTTGAACATCAAATGAAATATGATTATCTACAATTGTTAAATATGATATATTAGTCGTTAAATCTGCAGATGTAGCAGCAGAGGCTACCGTGATAGCAGGAGTAAATATCCATCTCGGAAGTCCTGCGATATATAAATTATCATCAAGCGGATTTCCATTTGAGTCTAATTTTGTAATTAATTTTACTGTTCCACTAGCAGATCCTTGTCGAGTAGATTGATATCCGAGCGGACGAACCAAATTTAAAGCATTATTTCTATCTGAGACAAATGCTAATTTCAACTCATTAGTATTTAAATCTGAACGAAATGCAAGTAATTCTCCTAAATATGCTAACTCCTCAATAAATGCCATCATAACAGATGATTCTACATAATCATTAAAATCATTCGGATAATTAATTTTAAGATATTGAATTAAAGCCTGTTTGATAGAAAAATAATCATATGCGGTGAAATCGGTTTGGCTCAGCACCCTCTGTAGATCAGTAGCAGTTGCTTGTTGTCTTTCTTTAGTTATAACGCCCATTAATTTTTCCTCAAGAACTTGAAGTTAAGTAGTTCATTAGTATTTATATTAACCATAAAGATTTCAATTATTATCTCCAATGTATTATTGGTTGGGAATACTTGAATATTTTTCAAAATTATACGAGGATCCAAATCAACGATTCGTGTTATTTCAGCTTTAGCTTGAGCAGCTAAAATCGCATCATTCGGTTCAAAGAGATAATATCTAAAATGAGAACCAACATCTAACATTTTAGGACGTTCACCTGGTAATGTATTTAATGTGAACCATAAATCATTCCAAATAACTTCTTTGTCTGTTAATTTCAAAGGTTTTGTTATATCTAAATCTGATCTAACTCCAATATATGTTTGCATAATTTTCTCGTTTAATTAAGATGTATAATTCCATCATTACCCATTACAATTGTTGAAGGTCCAATATTTAATGTAATATTATTATTTGAAGCCATTGTAGCAGTGGCATTACCGACAGATATTTGAATTGTATCTGTTATATCATTAATTGTAATGAAATACCCTTTCGAGGACTCTATTTTAATTTCACTATCAGCGGCGGCAGTCCTTACAGCCAACCGGTGTCCATTATGAAACCTGATCTCATAAGTAGAAGGATCAACTGATCCCGCTGTATCAGGAGTTTCAGGTAATATTTGATATTTCGAACGTAAGCATCCAAAATAACACAATGTTGAAAGATTATCCATAATAGCCATCATAACAATCGTATCACCAATTCGTGGAACTGCTGTAATTCCCCAGTTATTTGTATCTGGATTATCTTTTGTTCCTTTTCCACCTCCGAATCCTGCATTTAGAGGAACAGCCCATGGTAAGGAATATCCTTCTGAAGTAGTGAATATTTTTAGATCTTGATGTATAGGTTTAATGAAAACTTGCACTCGTCCTCTTTTATCAGGGTCTTTATTTTCAACAACTTCACCAACTAATAAAGTGTTTTTAAAACTACCTTTTATATCATTTATATCATTTATATCATACATTAAATTGTTCCATTGAATAATGTTTTTGCATTAATATCTGCTTGCAGTTCCATCGTTGTAGTATATTGATTAGAATCAATAGAATGCGTCACAGTTCCTACAAGATATATTGCATTCAACCAATGAGAATTTGATATGGGTTCGGTAGAATCAATTGCAATTAAATTCATTAATTTTGGTTGTTTAACATTGATTTTTATTCCCAAGAAAGGAGAACGCAAATTATAAAATTTGAATCCTTTTTTTCCTGGGTTACTACTTGGAATTAAATCGGGGTCTCCAATAATTGTCATTGATCCTTTACGTACATTATAATCATCAAGAATTGTAGAATTCATAGAATTTTGAGCTTGATTACCTACATTTGTCCTAACAATGGGAGATATTTGACTTGAAAATTTACCTTTATCTTTCCTCGTATCCTCACCTACAAAAGAATATTTGTTTGTTTCTATATCAAATTGCGAATGCACATAATGTTCTGTAATTTTAGACATATTCAAATTATTTTTTGCGGTGAAGTCAACAACTAATGAATTATGTTCACCAATAGTATAAGAATCAAAAATATCATAAACAATATTAGAATATACTTTAATGTATACTTCTTTTAATTCATAATGCACATTAAATCCAACATTACGATTTGGTGCTTTTTTTGTTTTTTGATTTTTATCTTTATTGCTCGGGCTCGCACTTTGCAATATTCTCGAAAGAACTTGCATAGGCGAATTTTTATCCACAAAAAGATGTTTATCGGTAAAATCTAATTCTTCCTGCTCATTAATAACTTTTCTATTTTTTACTTTAATACCTGTAATTCTTTCCCATTCATCCAGCGCTTGTTTAATAGTTCCTTTAAAACTTCCAATCATATATGATGTCAGAAAATATGGTGCGGCAATCACAGCACCAGTTAAAATATAATAAAAATTTCCAGCTTGAAATTCTGCTGTAATATCTGTTATCATAAAATTAATTAAATCTGAATTAAGATTTTGTTTACCAGAAGCGATCCATCCAAATTTAATTTGACAATAAGATGATATCGTCGGTGTCCCATTCGATGTCACTTGTTCGATAAATTTATTAACTTGAATGCCTCCTTCAACGTCTAGTATTCGAAGTGAAAAAGAACCTCCGTATAGATGATGCAATTCTACTGTTAAATTATCAATAACTCCTACATTATTTGATGACATACCTGGACTGATCAAATTTGCTGTACTAAGTTTAATTCTGGATTTAGAATCTCTCGATGTTATAGCTTTTTGAAAGGCAATCATTTGTTTTTCTGGATCGGTCGCAGAAACAAGTTCATCCGCTAAAAAAATTGTTACTTCAGCAAAAGGAGATAATAATAATTTCCCATCATGACTTTGTTCAACATATTGTTTGATTGACGGCGAATCCATATTAACTCAACCAACGAACATCTTCAAGAAATGGTATTTTTAAAACTCGTCCAATATTCAAATCAGTAAACGGATTTAATACTTTATTGTAATATAAAATTAACCAGTCATACGAATCGGATCCATAAACTGTCTGGGAGATTTTATCAGGACGCCCAACTTCATCCACAGGAATTGAATAAGTTCTATTACGATCAAAATTAACTGAGGGTGGTATCCAATATTGTAATTTGTGGTCAATAATTTCTGTGTCTCTATATCTAGAAGAACTCATTCATAATCACCTTATGCCCGTTCAATTTTTTTAATAATAGCAGGATGATAATTTGGAATCATATTTATTTCTGTAAGATTCATATTTATTTCAATTGTATACGGATGCGGATTATCAGTATCAATTGCCCACGGTTGTGTTTCATTTCCAGCTATTGTGTAATTTTCTAAAATTACATGAACAAAATCAATTTCTTCAACGAATCCATTGTAATAAAATCCTAGTATAGGTGGTGGACTATGGATTTCATTACTAATTGTAATAGGTTTAGTCCATCGTCGTAATAATTCTTCTGTAGATTTAATAATTGTTCCACTACCATCATAATCAGTTACAGTAAACGTAAGAGGAAATTTTCGTTCTGTTGTTGAATTATAAGTATATAAAGATCCAAGAGCTCCTCTTGGTCTCGTTGAACCCCATTCAACTCCTCCTGTTTCTTGAAAATTAATATTATGATCAATAATTATTCGTTCGGTAGCATTGTTGGAATTTGTTGCATTTGTATTGGGAGTTATTTCCCAAATAACACCAAGAGGTATATATTTCGCTTCAGTTATTTTTGCTTTATTTAATTCTCTTTGTTTCCGAATATTCGGCCCAAAAACATAATCAATAGAATTTGCAAAAGAATCAAACGCACCCATAATTAATCCTGTAATAGCCAGTCAAAATCATTTGTATCATCATTGTTATTTCCTATCATAGGAGGTGGCTCCACCATATTAATTTCTTCTTCGTTTCTATTTAATTCTGTTTCCAAATAAAGAGCATTATTTATATTGTCGTTTAGAATAGCTAGATGATCTTGTTCAGAACTTAACATTACTAACGTCATAACAATATCATCATGACATCCATATTCAGCTTGAAATTTTGAACTATTCGCAGGACGCTTAAAAACTTTTAGTTCGTTTATTGTATTTATAGAATTTAATTTTAAACGATGTCGAATTAAGTTTTGACGAAGATTTGTGATGCCTTTACTTCGTCTATCCCTTGTCATTCTCAATCCTGCCGGACCTCCAGGTTTTTCCCTCCGTAATCTTTCTCCTATCTCATGAATCTTTTCAATATAGGGAACAACCGCCAATCCTGGGCCATTTTTTTCAAGATAAATTTGAGCTTCATTAAAATATTCTGAAGCGATGTAAATCTGTTTAGATAATTCTTCTATATCAATTACATTATCATTCAGTAGAGCAACTTGTTCGAGATGTTCATCAAAAACATTAATCGCATGATAATCAATACCTACACCTTCTGATACATCAACAAATATAAAATATTCATGTTTCGGTTTTGGATATTTAAAAAATACCCAATTATCATTTGTAAATTTTGCAGGCTTTTGAATCTTTTCTTTAACTTCTTTTTTCATATCTTCTAACAGAGAAATCTCTACTAATGTGCGAGCATTAGAGAGAAACGAATTTTCAAATTCTTGCATCCATTTTGAATCATCTCCCATTGCTGCACGAGTGCGACGAGCCCATTCTTCATCTCTATCCGGATGTTGACTCCAATGAATGAGTATAGGAACAAAACCATCTTTTTGATTCTTAATTATATACGCGTCGCGCCATATATAATAAAATCTATTATTATCTCCATTTGGTGTTGAAGTGATGATAACCTTACCACCTGCTGAAATAACTGGATATATTGCTGTCCAGAAATCTTCTCCAATGTTTTTAGGAACATGCGCGAGTTCATCACAATATAATATTGAAATGGATAAACCGCGACCAGCTTTTGGGGTTGTTGCTCTTGCTACAATTTTACTTCCATTATCAAATTGCATTTGTGTTCTATTATTCATTATGACTTGAGGACACAACCATGATGGTAAAGAATCTGTCATATCCCTAATTCTATCTAGAACCTCAACTGCACCGGATTGTTGAGCAGATGTTATCAGAATCGTTTGATTTTCTTTGAATATTGCTTCTAATAAAAGAAATGCGGCACTTGTGGCAGTTTTACCCATCTGTCTTGATGAAAGAACAATTGTTTGTAAATTAGTTACATACGAATCAATTAGATCTTCTTGATAATCAAATAATTTAAATGGAACCATTCCTTTGACAGGATGTATAGTTTTAATATATTTAGAGATACAATACTTATAATCAGTCCGACATCTAGCAATCTCACAAATCTGATGAGGAGTATAGACAATTTCAGTTTTTTTCATGTGTTTTCTTTCTCGTCCTATGTCTTGATACCTATTTTAAATAAAAGCCTTGTACAATCGATTGTATGGCGTTCTAGGCTATGTTTATTACCTTCCAAGGAATCGTTCCATTATATTCAAATGTAGACTTATCTTCATTTCGAACATTTCTATCATTAGTTAATTTCAATATATCTAAATCCTTGGTGTAAATTTCTAAAATAACAATTTGGTCTAACCATTCTTCAGGTACTTCTTCAGTTGTGTCGGCATATGATTCAGCTACTTCTTTTGTAGTGGCTAAATAAACTACATTCTTCGAATCCGAATAATTTTTATTTTCAGTTTTCCCTGTCAAGCCATGTTTTTGTATTGATGGTAAATAAGTCTTAAATGTAGCATGATATAATTTAGAAGGAATTTCTAAAAATTCTTTGAAGTTCATTTTCCTGCCGCTCTCTTCACAGCCTCAGATGGATTCTTGATGTAATCGATTGCACATCCATCCTGCTTCACTGCTGCTAACTGGACTATCTCAGATGGATCATGTCCAAGATTATTTATGATATTGTAAATTGAGGATCCATTCCGTTTCACTGATGCTAACTGGACTGCCTCAGATGGATTCTTGATGTATTCGATTGCATATCCATGCTCCTTCACTGCTGCTAACTGGACTGCTTCAGATGGATCATGTCCAAGATTCTTTATGATGTAGGAAATTGAGGATCCATCCTGATTCACTGCTGCTAGCTGGATTTCCTCAGATGGATTGGCGATGTATTCAATTGCATATCCATCCTGCTTCACTGTTGCTAACTGGACTGCCTCAGATGGATTTTGGATGAATTGGATTGCATATCCATCCTGCTTCACTGCCAACAATGCAATGTCTTCTGGAATTTCAACTGGTTTCATTTTTCAACATCCTAAGCAATTCATTTCTGTCCATGATAACCGCACCGTCAGGTAATTTATCATCTTCTCCCGATTCTTTTTTCAACTTCAATATGTTTAACTTTAAACGAGCTACCTTATCAATAGCATTAATGGCTGTATTTAATTGTTGTGCAGCCGTTGCTTGTGCTGTTGTTTGACATTTTTCATCCATCATATCTTCAACACTTTCAGCAGCAGATTTTGATTGCTCGTATGCTTCGTATGCCATTTTCAATAATGCATTCAATTCAGCCGAAAGATCTTCTTTTTGCATCGATTTAACATCGGTATTATGTGCAATAGTTTTCATGGAAGACGATACAGATAAATTTTCAATTGGTTCAACTCCCATTGATTCTGCGATTCTAATATCTCGTTTTGTTAGATTCATCTTCCTGCCGCTCTCTTCACTGCCTCGGATGGATTTTTGATGTAATCGATTGAATATATATTCTGCTTCACTGCTGCTAACTGGACTGCTTCAGATGGATCATGACCAAGATTCTTTATGATATACCGGATTGCAAGTCCATTCTGCTTCACTGCTGCTAACTGGACTTCTTCCGATGGGTTCTTTATGTATTCGATTGCACATCCAGGCCGTTTCACTGCTGCTAACTGGACTTCTTCCGATGGATCATGTCCAAGATTCTTGATGATATACCGGATTGCAAGTCCATCCCGTTTCACTATCACAAGCTGGACTGCTTCAGATGGATTAACGATGTACCGGATTGCATATCCATCCTGCTTCACTGCTGCTAACTGGACTGCCTCGGATGGATCTTTGATGTAATAGATTGTAAGTCCATCTTTCTTCACTGCTGCTAACTGGACTACCTCAGATGGATCATGTCCAAGATTATTTATGATGTAATCGATTGCCTCTCCCCATTTATTCACTGCTGCTAACTGAACTGCCTCAGATGGATTGTCGATGTATTCGATTGCATATCCATACTGCTTCACTGCCAACAGTGCTATGTCTTCTGGAATTTCAACTGGTTTCATTTCTTTAAATGGTATTCATATTTAATTTTATAACCATACAATAATTCAGTAATTTTAATTGGCCCAGTATCTCGTTTTGTTAGATTCATCTTCTTGCCGTTCTCTTCACTGCTTCCGATGGGTTCTTTATGTATTCGATTGCATATCCATGCTCCTTCACTGCCAACAGTGCAATATCTTCTGGGATCTCAACTGGTTTCATTT